AGCTGCGAAGGGTTAATGGCCTTGTTCACAATGACGCTCTGTAAAAGCCTGTCAAGGGCAATACCCTTCTTTAGGAGCGAGCGCGATGTGAGCAAATCCTCTTCTTTCGCAGTCATTTGTTTGATTTCAATAGTGGGCTGCCCATGTAATGGGTGGCCCTCTGGGTAGAACTTACCCCCAGATGGTAATTCAACAAACTCTGTGGGGACTACAAACGAAAACCCTCCAGAGTTGTTATCTTGTGTGAGCGCTGTGGGTGGGGGATCCGCTTGTGTCTTTCGCGTTTGCGCCCCAAGACGCTCTTTATTTCTAGCCAATGTACACCTCGTTATTTGCTAATATTAAATCTTGAAGAACTCGCTGCCGCCCGAAGTCTTCAGTGCGGAGCCGTCCGTGTTAGTGGTTTCAAGCATCGCCCAGTCGTATTTCAGGGTCAGTGCCACCTCAGTTAAATCATCGCCGCCGTACTCCAAATCACCATACTTAACCTCAGAGAGCCAAGAGTTATATAGCGTCCAAGCCTCCAAGGGATTGCCGTCAGAGTCAATCTGAGTTACAGTAACTGCCCCTAGGGCCGTTGCGGCTTTTGCCTTCGACATCGTAGCCCACGCGTTAAGATCGGCGGGGGGAGTGTAGCCACCTTGCACAACAATATCAGAGAACGTCGCAGCGATATCGGGATCTACAGGATCCACCAGAGTAATCGATACATCCTGCCAAGTAACAGAGCCCGGATAGAAAAACGTGTGGTTAAGATACTTGTGCTCTGCCGCTCCAATTTGAAACGAAGGCTTAGACGCCGCTTTGGCGTACCATGCAGTGGCATTGTCGCCGTTGATTCCGTCAAATTTAACGATAAATCTAAATTTCCTTTTCGGATCTCTTAAAGTGGCGTCGCCGCTATGATTTTTTGTCCAGAATGGCATAATGTGGGAACTCCTGTAAATGTTCTTTGTTTTAATTAGTGTGCCGGAGGGAATAATCCCTCCTTATTTTAGTCATCGAATGAGGCACCCGTTGACATGATCACGAAGTCAATCGCGATGTATTCAATTGCCCGCGCAGGCTTAACCATAATCTTCGCATACAGAATATTCTGGTCAATCAGGTCCGGCGTTGTCGTACTCTCGTCAAGAATCAGGCGATAATCGGTGATACCGAAATCAACCTTAACGTTGGCAAGGAACGGCTCAATAAGGTTCTTAAATCGACTCCAAGTAGCCTGAACGTTTTGCTCAAACAGCACCTGTGTGGATAGAATCGAAATCTGCTTCTTGAGGTAGATAACGAGTCGGCGCACGTTAATGCGGTCGAGAGCAGACTGGCGCTCTTGGAGCGTCTTCTGGCCAAAGACCACGATGCCGCTGGAGGGGAACGATGCAATCGGATTGATTCGCGCCTCATAAAGCGTGTCACGGTTCTTGGAAGACAGCCGTTCTGTAACATTGGTGACCGGGATGCCGGCAGCACCGTCGGTTAGGCCGCCGCGATTAAAGCCAGCGGGGGCAAACCAAGCTGCTGAGGCCGCTTCGGAACTGGCGAGAACACCTAGCATGGCCGCACTGGGCGGAATCCACAAGAGGCGACCTGTTCCTTCGTCGCGGGTCTGTACCCATGGGTAGTAGCAAGCACCATAGCTGGTGTCGAGCCTTCTATCCTTGAGGGCTGTTGCGGCGGCGGTTGGGGTTGTCCCAATTCGGCTAGACTTGTCTGCATAATACCGCTCAGAAGAGGGAATATACACATCTGCCAAATCAATCAAGGCCATAGCATCGGCGCGCTCACTGCATACGTTAAGCATGTGAGTGGTAAGCGAGTCATGTGTGAGGCCCGGGGCTGCCAAAAGGTTCATATTGATATACTCAGGATCTCCAACAGTATCAATCGCGCGCCTATATGTGTGGTAAGCATACGAAGTGTCTTCTGTCGCTGCGGCGGCCATACCCCGGTTATACATCGGGTCTGGCTTCATGATATCAAAGCCGTCAAAGCCGCCCCAGAAAGGCGCAGTGAAACGGTTATAACCCGCATCGAGCAGCGTCGTATAAGTATTAGAGCTTCGCGCCGAAGTACTCGTTCCAGCCCGGCGTGAGCCAGATGCGTACGTATACACGGCGTCGGCCGAAGCACTAACATTGTCCATCGTAAAGATATAAGCAAAGCCTTCTAGAGCCGATGAGGCGGAAAGATTATAAGATGCCGCCGTAGTATCAACTGGGACACCGTTGGACGCACCTAATCCTGCATACCAAAGTCTCTGAGGATCTGCAACACTGTTATCGGGGCGCGTAGACGTGGCAGTTCGGGTTACTTCGAATCCGAAATATGCTTTGGTGGGGTCAGAAAGACTCCCATCGGTTGCCTTGTCCCGCAGACGAACTGACGGGAAGTACAGGGAAGCCGAACAAGCAGTGACTGCGAATGCGCCGGAAATCAGGGGCCCAGCGGCCGTCTGATATCCCGGGAGGCCCAGTCCCAACTTAACAAATCGCTGTGCAAGTTGAGCCGTTGAGCCGCTGCAGGGGATACTTTCGGACAAATCTCTAAGCTTAGGGGGCCCGTAGTAGCCGAATGGCAACAGAACTGGGTCTGTAGCGCCGGCCTCAACGTCAGGGTGCATCTCAACGCGCACAAACTTCGACTGATTGTCGTAGTCTCCGTACTGCTTAAGAGTTCTATTGGTCGAATCCCATTTCTCATACTTGTCGCCGATCTTGCGACCAATATAATTGGGGGAAGACGGGTCCAGAGTAAGATTGTCATAGCGCTCCATCACAACTACGTTACTATCTGTATCTTGAAGCTGACGAAGGACAAGGGAGAAGGTGCCATAGTCGGTGGTTGTTGTATTGGATTGTCTAATCTTCTCAATTGACACCTTAACATTCTTATTAAGCCATTCGCCATGGCCGCGGCCAATGAGGCGGAACAGCTTAGGGGCATTTGCGGCCGCGAAGGAAGCATAATTCCCGAGATCCTGACCAATAAACCAGCCAGCGATACCTTCCTGAGAGCGCGTGCCCTTCATTCTATGAGGCCCGACAGTAGAGGCAGAGCCAGAGGCAAGGCCGGCAATAAGCCCAACAAGCTTGGTGCCAGAAGAGCCGCCGGTCAGGCCGCGTTCGCGCAGTTCCTGCTCAAAGGACTCACCGAGCCAGTAATACTGATAGGAAGCAGAGGGATAGAAATCTCCCTGATCCGATGTTAGCTGTGGGTTCGTGTTCAGGCGCTTGCGAATGAACAATTCTGAAGTGTCGTTAAAGTTAACGGAATAAACCTTCTCGCCCTGAGAAAGGTTACGCAGGCAAAGCTTGAAATTGCCGTTTGTGTCACTTTCAACAAGGGTCGAGGACTTGCAAACATTCTGCTGAAGGGTGGCCGAGCTTCCCGCGGTTGTTCCGGAAAGCATAAGAGAGCCACTTTGTACATATATAATCGCACCAAGCTGAAAGCCGGCCGAGCTTCCTGTAAATAGGCCGTTCGAGGAAGACGCAGCAACGAAAAATCCGTAGGCGCCACCATCAGAGCCGGTCTGAGCCGTACCTGTGGTCTGCCAGCCAGCCTGTGCATCGGCGGTACCATCATTGGTTGTCGTCTGCTGGCCAAGAAGGCGCACATACGTAAGGGGGGCAACATTCGCACGAAGGAATGCCTTAGCGGCGTAGGTGCCGTACATGGGCGACTGGTAGTTGCCGTCGCGGTAAACGTCTCCACCGCCCATTCCGGGCACGGTGTCGCCGAACATCTCAACAAACTTAGAGTATGACTCAACGGTCACGGGCGTCATGGCGAGACCCCGACGGGCGCGGCCTACGACTACCGGTCCAATTGCATCTGCGGACTTGGGGATAAACGAATTATCAATTTCATGGATAAACACCCCCGGAGATACAAATTTAAAACTTTTAACTGACATTATTGGTTCCTCTCTTTAAAAATAGAATTAATTGGTGTCACAATCATACTTTAAATAGTATTTTGGAATTCAAAAGTCTTCAGGAAGTCTAATAAAATATAACTTTGACTTCAGGAACTGATAATATGGAAGCCATCTTCGTCTTCTTGGACGATCCCTTCTTGTGGCCAACTAATCTCTACAACGTTTTCGTCCACTCGGACTAATGGGCGATCATCATTTTCACCCTCGCCGATCAAATACCCCAGCACCCTAATGGTAATATCTGAACTAAACAGCCTGATTTCTTCTCCCAAGTTCGAAACATTATTATTATGTGTGAAGGCCTGATCAATAAAAACTTCATATCGGTGGCCGGCCTGTTGGAGGACAAGGGAGTTGATTTGGCCAGTACGCGTCATAAATGGTTGCAACAAGCTATTCATCTGTTGCTGATACTCTGTCTGGATTGTGATCTTATAATCTACATTTACATAGACTGGAATTGGGATGGACAGGCTTCTGACTACAATCTTTTTGTTCTGTCTCGGGTAGTAGCGCTGCTCTTGGCCCCCGGTATAGTTGCCAATCCTTTCATTCCCTACTACTGCATAATTGCGTGTCTTATCTTCCACTATCTGTTTTGCGATGACCCAGCGGCCAGTGCGGCCGTTGTGATTTTTAGAATAAATCTGTGCCTGAAACGAGCCTTTGCGGCCCGGATCCTTGTCGATCTTCGTTCTTTCAACGCTGATAAGAGGGAGAATAAGGGCGCCGTTATCGTCACGAAGCGCTTTATCGTGCTTTACCTGATAGGCCCTTTCGGGGGCCTGCCAAAGAACTGGCACCTTGCGCCAGCCAGAATTCGTAAAAGCTTCCAACTCCAAATCGCTCTTCAGCCATGAGACCAAAGCTTGATCAATTGTCTCAATTGTAGATGACAGCATCCCAATTTCACTCAAGTCAAGTTCTTCCCCCGCGGGGATCATTGCAAAGTCAAAATCATCAGGAAGCATCGAATAAACCCTTTCTTGCTCGTCTGCAGCGGGCAGAAATTTCAAATGAATGGTCAATTTGACCAAACAAAAGTTTAGGTTCTACCAACTTAACGATTTCATAGTAATTATCACCATACAAGACAAAATCACCTTCTCTGACATACATGTTTTGATCTTGTTCTAAGCGCCTCTTATGGAAATGTACATTAATTTCCCATGATTTATCAACTCCGGCGTTCTCCATATATTCGGTAGAGAAATCTGTAAATTCCACTAAGGCGTATACGCGGACTGGAGGTAAATAAGTTTTCTCAATAGCCTCTCCGTAGAGTTCATTAAAATTTGTGCGCTCCATGTCGATTGGATAATAAAGAAGTTGCTGGCCGATGACCTTTTCAATAAGTTCGTCATTAACCTGCTTTACAAGATCGCGTTCTTTCTTACCTAAGAAGAGCGGTGGTGGTGGCTGATCTGGTCTTTTCCATTTATTATCTTTCGACATCAGTCATGTTATCCTACAAATATTGGTAACGGAGTATTCTTTAGAGTTTGGGCGGCGGCCTCTGTCATCTCTGCATCTGTCTTGGCAAGGTCGTTATAGTTCACTCTATCTAGAATTTCCATCAGCTTGTCTTTAAGTTGCTGTTGTTCTTCTTTGGCTTGAGACAGCAACTCTGAATGGTTTAAAGTCACGCTTTCTCCCGGGATAGGCATCGTCGTAAACTTGCCTCGAATTTGGCCCAGCATTTCTTTACACAATGCTAAGGCATATTTGCGGATCCATTGTTTGCCAATGGCATTAATGTTGGCGTAAGGAAGGTTGGCAAATGGCAGCGTATTTGGGTTGTTGATCCCCTCTGTGCCATCATTATAATTGTTATTTTGCTCCCATGCGTTTTTGTTATCAACATAAAAGTTCACCCAAATACGACTATTCAGGCCATCACCAAAGCCATACTGATCCGGTGTAGGATAAAGACGCAATTTATTATCTTTAATCTCATAAGAATAGTGTGACGTTCTGGTATAAATAGAGTCTTCATACATGATGGCCTGCATCTTGTTCTGCCAAGTGGGGATAATCTCAAAGGTAGAGTCATCCGAGAACTGCCCGTATGTTGAATAGTTCCCCACAACGCCAATGCCTCCGTAGTACCCATAGAAGCGCCACATGGCGCGCGGGGACTTATAAAAAACCTTTGTAATGATAATGCGCTTGTCTCCGACCTCTCCAGAAAAGGGCACAGCGTTGCCGGCGTCATCGGCGCCAGTTGCAGATGCCCCAGAGATAATCGTTTGGAGATTATAATCTTGCTGATTTTGAGTAGTCTTAAAGGAGGCAGAATAAATTGGCGTTGTGCCGCCGTATCCGCCGGCGGTGGCCATAGCATCGCCAATTTTGCGTGCTTGTGCCACTTGAAATCTCGGGTACTTAAGATTGACATTTTCGGGGCCCGTCTTGCGATCCCCTAGGTGGTCAAATGTTCCTGTCTGCATCCCCAACACATCAGACAAGATGTTTTCACTCTGATGAAGGTTGATGATATAAGAATATTCGAGAACCGCTTCTTCATAGGCTGCATAAACATTGGCCGGCGTAAGCTCAATATCTACAACATCGCCCCCAAGCTTCTTGTAGACATAGTTAACCTGCAGTGCGGCGCCGCTAAGAAAGTCGGCAGACCCTGTGTAAATTCCATACGGTACTGCAGCCGAAACTAGGGCAGCAGACCCCGTAGAGGTTAAAACAATGGCGCTAGTTTGCGATCTGGGGCTGAGGTTCGTGGGCATTACAAGTGTTTCCTTCGCAATAATTAGTAAACCACAAGACAAAACCCCCACCTATAATGAGGGTTCCGATATAAAGGGATTTACGTGGCTACGGACTCAGTTGTCTTTTTCTTGGATCTTGCTGTTTTGCGGCGTGCTGCAGCTTTAGATTTTTTAGTTGTGCGCGTCTTTCGAGGTGCGGCTTTTGGTGTGGCCACAACGACCTCTTCTTCAATAATGGCAGCAGCCGCTACAAGAAGAGGTTCTTCTACTTTGACCTCCACAGCCGGGGGCGCCGGTGCGACTACGACTTCTGGCTCAGCTTTTGTTTCAATCTCCACAACTGGTGTTGGTGTTGCGGTTTCGGTGGCCACCTCTGTCTGACTGTTCAAAAGCGCCATCCGGGGATGTGCACTGTGCTTAGACCCGAACTTTGCTTGTGAACTCTTTAATCTTCGTTTTTTACCCATGTTAACTCCTACTATGGTATGTAAGTAAGTAGTATTGTTCTCAACAAAAAGAAATCCCCCCAATCCAAAAAGGAAAGGGGGGAGGTAAAAATATAAAAATATATTTTAAGATTTATGAGTGAGCGTTAATCCATGTAGTATCTGACTTGGAGTCAACAATCATCCAGTGCTTAGACGATGAACACACAAGATGAAGGTATCCCCCCTTCTTGGTGGCATCACCCCAGCCGAGCTTGCGATGACTGTGGTACGCTGTGGAACCATCTGCCATGTCTGCCGCATTAACGTTCGCGTAACCATTGATTGTATGGCTAGTTCCGCTATCGAGCAAGATCTGTGTGGCCGCGTTGCTAGCGGCAACGAGCACAAATTTAAGCTCCGCGCCCACGGGGGGATCGCTCGGAAGAACTATTTCCAAGTTCAGCGCAGCTGAACCGTTCAACAAGATCACCGATCCAAAATCAGCCTGTGTTAATGTCGTGTCGGCTGTCAACGCAGTGCGAACCTTTGTATAACGTGGTCCCAGTTGATTTGCATTTTCGTTAATCAGGCTTTTAATTCGTGCCCAACCTACTCTTTTTGTTCCCATAATATGTTTCTCCTTATATGAATATTAATTAGGTCAATTAACGAAAGGATTTCTCCCTTCGCTATAAATAGTCCCAGACAAACGAAAGCCCCCTTCCGAAGAAGGAGGCTTTACATTTATATTGACTTTCGTACTAGTGTTTAGCTAGTAGCGCCGGCCTGTCCAAGAAGACCAGACACGATAACGATACCGTAGAGATCCGGACGAACCATCTTCTTCGCGTAACGAGTCATGACTCCCTTACGGGGCACGAAATCTTCCGGTCCAAAGATAGTAGGTGTGGTCTGCAGCGGCACATAAGGTGCATACACGTATCCACTTTCGAGGAAAGAGGAGCCACGTCGGCCAACCAAGATGACGTTGCGGAGGAAGTAAGGATCAACGATAACGTCGAACTTCTTGCTCAGCGAGCCAACCTTGACAGCACCGATGGAACCAGTCTCGTCATCAGCGGTAACGCTTGCGCGGAAACCAGCCGTGAACTCAAGGATGTTAGCAACCTCAGGTCCGCAGACGATGAAGTTAGCACCACCACGCAGAGTCTTACGGTGAATCTGAGCGGACACATCATTGATGGTCTCACAAAGAGTCTCGTACCACTCTGACACGGTACCGGTGAAGTCCGGAGCCGCAGAACTAGCGCCGATTTCGACACCCGTCTCGCGGTTCAAGAACAGACCCGGCGAACGCGACCAGTAGTAAGTACCAGCGGTTGCACCGTTAACGAGGTCCGCAAGGATCTCACGGTCAATCTCAAGAGCAATTTGCTCAGAGAGAATGCTGGTAAGCTCGACCTCGGCGTCAAGGTTGTGATAGGCATTAAGATCCTGTCCCAACTCTGGCGTCCACTTGGCCTTGAGCTTCTTGGTCTGCGCGGTGACTGCCACGGAATCGACTTTGATGTCGATCTCGGGGATCTCTTCGCTGCCCTCAAGTCCCCACAGTGACGCACCGACCACAGAACCAAGCGCATCGCTGGTTGTAAGTCTATCCTTAATGGGGAACTGCAGAACCGCAGCACCATCGGCGGCGACATCACCCGGATTGACCGCGGTGCCATTCTGACCCAGCACGACAAAGCGTACCTTGTCAGACACTCCAGAGCCAGTCTTCATCGTCAGACGACGGATAACCTTCGACTGATTAGTAACACCGGTGTTGGCCGCGAAAGACGCAGAGAATGCACCAAGGTTGTCGTAGTCAGCCTGTTGGCCGGCTTGAGAGCCACTGATCTCATCTGCGCGTGCCTCAAAGACCGCAACACCAATGGCATCGCCCGAAGACGAAAGAGCCAGAATGTCAGGATCGTACTGCAGCCACTTACGACGCTGAAGTTCGGTCGAGCCGGTCAGCGAGAACGCATCGGCCACAGTGAACATCGTGGTCGCACATGTCTGAGAGCCAGTCGGAGATGCGTAAGCATAACCGCGAGCACCAACAGTACGAGGACCAGAAAGGTCGTCCCTGAGAGTAGCACCCACAAGGCTCACACCGCCAGTAATCTGGCTACCAACTTGATTGGTACCATAAATCGACTTATCGACAATGTTACCCATGCGGTCTGTTTGACTACCGGTAGATCCAAGATTCGGTGAGAACACGAAATCAAGGAAGAAGATGAGTCCGGAAGGGAGACTCATCGGCTGGACCGAAACGAGATCGTTTGCGATCAAACCTGCGAACACACGACGAACGATGGGGAACGCGACGGCTGCAAAGCCCTCAACGTCGCCAGCACTCATGCTGCTCGACTCACGGAGAAGTTCTTTAGCTTGATTCTCAAGCAGGCGGGCCATGCCAGTACGCTGGCGATCAGTGTCGAGACCCTCCAAAAGACCTGTCTTCTCCCACTTATTTAACAATGCGCTGCCTTCAGCGCGCATGTCACGATTGACAACACCTTCTGTCAATCTCTCAATAATGTTAGCCATTTTAAAATACCTCCTATAAATTGTATTTACTTAATCCCGGCTAATCGACGCATCCGCTCTGCGAATACATCGGTGGGCTGTGCTGACTCTTTGCGAGTCGCACGAATTACAGAAGAAGGACGGCTAATGGCTTCGCTCAATGATTTAGGTCCGCGTTTTGGAGCAGACTCCACTGTGCTTTGAAGCGT